GTCATCTACACACGACCGCAGTTGAAAATTTATAGTGGGGGCGAGATGGGAAACAGGCCGAAACCGACGAAGCTGAAGCTGCTCCAGGGGAACCCGGGCAAGCGGAAACTCAACGATAGAGAGCCGAGACCGGACGGACGGGCGCCGGAATGCCCGTCGCACCTGGACGCGACCGCGAAACGGATATGGCGGCGAACGGTCGAGCGCCTTGAGGCGCTGGGGCTGGTTGCCGAGCTTGATGAGGCGGTGCTGGCGCTGTTTTGCCAAACATACTCGACGTGGCTGCAACTGACGCGGGACGTGAAGCGCGAGGGGATATTTATCAAGCGGCCGGTATTCGACGCCGCGGGGCAGGTTGTCATCGGCGGCGACGGAGAGCCGGTCACGGAGTGGGTGAAGAATCCAAAGCAGGTCGAGGCGCGGCTGCTGCTGACACAGATTCGGGCGAGCGCGGCGGAATTCGGCATGACGCCGGCGGCGCGGTCGCGGTTGACCGTGGATATTCCGGGCGGCGAAGAGGACGAAATGGAGAAGTGGGAGCGGGAGAAGGAAAAACGCGATGTGGGATAACGATAAATGGTTGCGACCGGCGCTGTTTTTTATTCCCCTGGTGTTTTCGGTATTTGTTTACACGGGGACCGGGTCGCTGTTTGGTAACCACTACGACGATTCATATATCACGTATCGGTATGCGGCGAACCTGGCGGAACACGGCGAGATGGTGTTTAATGTGGGGGAAAGAGTGGATTCGGCATCGAGCTTCCTTTTCACGGCAATCCTCGCGGCGGCGTATGCGATGGGAATTCGAAACCTGGAATTCGTTTCGTATCTGCTGAATATGGCGGCGCTGGGTGTGATTGCCCTGTTTGTGATGCTGGCGGCGGCGCGCCTCTCCGGAAACCGATGGGCGGCCTATACGCTTGGAATTATCGCCTCTTGCCATGGATATCTTTCCGGATGGGCGGCACTCGGTATGGACACGGTATTTTTCGCGGCGCTGCTGGTGATGTGGGTATACTGGACGTTTGCCCGGAGGAATGAGTGGGCATCGATGGCGCTGGTGGTGGTTTTGGCGCTCTGTAGGTTCGAGGGGCTGCTGGTGGCGCCCGTCTGGTGGTTTGCGACGGGCCGGGACTGGCGAAAAGGGATCGCGGTGCTTGGTTTCGCGGGGCTGTACCATCTCGGGCGGTATGGATATTATGGGACGGTTTTCCCGCACAGCTATTTATTCAAGGCAATTACGGAATATTATCGTGCGAACCCTGGAAACATTTTGAATATCTGGAAGCATTTCGCGTTTGCGGCGCCGTTTATGGCGCTGGCGGGAGTCATTCTTGACCGCAAACTGCTGTGGCTGGGGGCATATATCGCACTGAGCGCGGCGTCCTGCCTGGCCGGGCCTCATTCGGACTGGGCGCGGTACACGGTGCATCTGTTTCCGCTTATGCTGATTGCGGGAGCGCCGGCGCTGAAAAGGTGGTATGTCGTTGCGGTGATGTGCGCGGTCCTGATTTGGCAGGGGTACGGGTCGGTGGTGTGGATGCGGGATAAGGCGGCGGAGCTTGCGCCGGCGCAGGAGATGCGCGGGCAGCTTGGCGACTGGCTGGCGAAGAATGCTGGGAATGAATGGGTGCTTTCCGGAGATATCGGGCAGATAGCATATAGGGCCAAGGACTGCCGGTTCATCGATTCGTTCGGGCTGGTTTCGAAAGACGTGCTAAAAACATCGGCGGCAAAGGTGATTGAGGAAAAACAGCCGAAATACATTGCCGATACATTCGGGATTGTAAACGGAGAAGCGATTTACACGCATGTTGAAGGATTGAAATACACTCCGGTGGTTGCCGGAAAATATACCAGCACAATCATGATGGCCGTGGCGGAAATCAATTATGGAACTTGAGGACCTGACCGAAGAGGCGGAAATACCGGTTGCCGGGGAAAGGGCGCTGCCAGGCATGGAGGAACTCCCCATGCACCTGCTGGGCGACCATCCCGCGGAACAGTATTGCCGCGATGTCCTCTCCGGGGCAATCCTCGCCTGCCGGTATGTGAAACTGGCGGTAATACGTCACATCCGGGATTTGGAGCACGGGCATGAGCGCGGGCTGTGGTTTGACCGTGAGGCGGCGGAACGGCGAATTGAGTTCTATCGGTTTTGCCGACACTATGAGGGGGAATGGGACGGCAAGGTCATGGAGCCGGCGCCGTTCCAGCAGTTCATTCACTGGTGTATTTATGGATGGAAAAACGCGGACGGCACGCGACGATTCCATATGGTCTATGAGACCATGGCGCGAAAGAACGGAAAATCGACCGACAAGGCAAGCGACGGGGTACACACGGCATTTTTCGACGGGGAACCCGGCGCACAAGTCTACACCGCTGCCACCAAAAAAGACCAGGCGAAAATTATCCACCGGTGCTCGACTCGGATGGTGGAAAAATCCCCGGCGCTGCGGAAGCGGATACGGGTTTTTAAAAACAACCTGCACAACGAGGAGACCGCATCGCGGTATGAACCGCTGGGGCAGGATTCCAACACCGAGGACGGGCTGAACGTCCACGCGGCGTTTATCGATGAGTATCACGCCCATCCCGACGCCGGAATGCTGAATGTGCTTAAAAACGGCACGGGCAGCCGTCGCAACTGGCTGATCTGGATTGTGACCACGGCGGGATTTGACAAAGGAAGCGCGTGTTTCGAGGAACAGGAATACGCCATTGGCATCCTGGAAGGAATATTTGAGGATGACGCCTATTTTGCCATCGTATACACCCTGGACGAAGAGGACAAGGAAAACTGGCTCGATGAGCGGGTGTGGATAAAAGCGAATCCGAATCTGGGAGTAACGCCGAAACTGGAAAATATGCGGGTTCTGGCGCTAGAAGCCTCTCGGAAAACATCGGCGCGAAACGATTTCCTGGTCAAACGGCTGAACCTCTGGACGGAAACCACCACGACCTGGATAACCTCGGACGCCTGGGACAAGTGCGGCGGCGAGGTGAATGCGGAATGGCTGGGCGGAGCAAAGTGTTTTGGGGCGCTGGACTTGTCGTCCACCATCGATATTTCGGCCTGGGCGAAGTGTTTCCCGCCGGAGAACGCCCGGGAGCCGTTCCGGTTTCTGTGGAAGTTTTTCGTTCCCGCGGAGGATTTGAAACAGCGGTTCCCGAACGCGCAGGTGCATTCGCAGATTCGAAATTGGATTCGGCTGGGCTACATTACCACGACGCCGGGGAATGTCATCGATTACGATTTTGTGCGGGCGGCGATTCTGGAGGATGCCGAGCAGTACAGCATCGAGGAGATCGCCTATGACCCGTACAACGCAAGCCAACTGGTCAATGACCTCCAGAAAGAAAACCTGACGCTGGTGGAATTTCGCCAGGGGTTTTTGACGATGAGTCCGGCGGCGAAGGATTTTGAGCAGAAGGCGCTTTCCGGGCTTTTGGCGCACGGCGGAAACCCGGTCATCCGGTGGATGCTTTCCTGCACGGAAATCGCCACCGACCCGGCGGGCAATATCAAGCCGGTTAAGCCGGACCGGGGGAAATCAGTAAAGCGCATTGACGGGATCGTCGCGGCCATCATGGCGCTCGACCGGGCGGTGAAAAATAATACGAACGGCGAACCCGGAGTGGAGGTATGGTGAAACCCGACCTGATTTCGCAATTGTCATATTGGTGGCTGAACCGGAAGTCCTCAACAACGACGTTGGATATTCTGGCCGATCTCTATGCCGCCGGGACGCGAAGCGGGGTCGCGGTCAACTGGAAAACAGCGCTGGAGGCCATGGTTGCCTTGCGCTGCGCCTTGGTAATCGCTCAGGGGCTGGCGCAGGTGCCGTTTAAACTCATGCGCGAGGTAAACGGACAGCGGGTGCCGGCGAAAGATCATCCGCTCTATGGCCTGATGCACGATTCGCCGAATGACTGGCAGACTTCCTATGATTTCCGGGAGAGTATGGGGATGCACCTGGTTTTCTGCGGCGGGGCGTTCGCCTGGATTAATCGCCCGCGCGGGAACATAATGGAATTGCTGCCCTATGAGCCGCAGATGGTAACGGTGGACCGCACGGGCTGGGAGTTGTCGTATAAAGTCCATGACGAATTCGGAAAAGAAATACCGATACCGAAGGGCGAAATGTGGCATGTGCGGGGGCCTTCCTGGAATACCTGGATGGGGCTGGAGGGGGTGAGGCTGGCGCGGGAGGCAATCGGACTGGGAGTGGCGGCGGAACGGTACGGGGCGCAGTTTTTTGGCAACGGCGCGCAGCCGGGCGGGCTTTTGTCCACGGAACAGGTGCTGAGCGCGGAAAAAAGGAATGAGCTGCGGGAATCCTGGGAAAAGATGGTGGGAGGGGAAAACAAGCTCAAGACGGCGGTACTTTGGGCGGGCATGAAGTGGACTTCCATGGCGGTCGAGAACGATGCGGCCCAGTTCCTGGAGACCCGGAAATTTCAGATTGAAGAGGTCTGCCGGGCGTTCGGGGTCAATCCGCTGCGAGTGTACTATTCCGACAAGACCTCGACCTACGCAAGCGCGGAACAATTTTTTCTCAGCCATGTGATTCACGACCTGATGCCCTGGTATGTCCGGGTGGAAATGAGCGCGAACAAATACCTGCTGACCGAAAAAGAACGGGCGGCGGGATACTATTTTAAATTCATGGTCAATGGCCTGATGCGCGGGGCGATGAAAGACCGGATGGAATTTTACAAGGGAATGTATGGCATGGGAGCCATGAACCCCAACGAAGCCCGCGAACTGGAGGATATGAATCCTTACGAGGGCGGCGATAAATACCGGGTGCCTTTGAATATGGCCGATCCGCTGGTGGATAGCCCGGAGAAGGGAAAAGACGATGGAACGGTTTGAGTGTTCTTTGCGAGAAATAAAGGCGGTGAAAGCCGATTCCGGGGAAATGACCTTTTCCGGGTACGGGGCGGTGTTCGGGAATGTGGACTGGTACGGAGACGTAATCAAGGCCGGGGCGTTTTCCGAGACGCTGAAAGAGGCGAAGGAAACCGGCCAGTGGCCGCCCATGCTGCTCCAGCACGGCGGCTGGGGGATGAGCGCCGAAGACATGAACCCGGTGGGAATCTGGACCGAACTGAAGGAAGATAGTGTCGGGCTTTTTGTCGAGGGAAAGCTGGCGGAAACCGAGCGGGGCAAGGAACTTTATCAGCTCATGAAGATGGAGCCGCGCCCGGCCATCAACGGCATGAGCATCGGCTATATTCCCCAGGAGTGGGAAAACCGGGCGAAACCGGAAGAGCCGCGGCGGACCCTGAAAAAGGTCGCCCTGGTGGAAATATCGCTGGTAACTTTTCCGGCGAACTCTTCCGCGCGGGTCAATGATGTGAAATCGAACCTTACCATACGGGAAGCGGAGCACGCCTTGCGGGAAGCTGGCGCCACGCAATCCCAGGCGAAAGCCATATTGTCTCACGGATTCAAAACCGTTCCCCAGCGGGATGTTGGGGTCGACGCGGAGTTTGCCGAGATTATCCGGCGGAACATAGCCATCCTTAAAAACTGAGGGAACAATGGACCCTGAAATCAAGAAAATGCTCGACGACCTGGGCCACGCCTGGGAAGAGTATAAAAAAGTCAACGACGCCCGGATTGTCGCGCTGGAGGCCCACAAGCCGACCGCCGACCTGGACGCCAAGCTGGGCCGGATAAACGAGGACATGACCACGCTCCGCAAGGATATTGATGACGTGTCCAAGAAGGCCAACCGTCCGCCCGCCGGAAGCCCGGGGCTTTCCGTCGAGGAAACCGAGCACAAGGCGGCGTTCGGCGACTTTCTCCGCAAGGGCGCCGAGGGCAACCTGCGGGAACTGGAGAAAAAGGCGCTGCGGGTCGGGTCCGATCCGGACGGCGGCTATTTCGCCGATACCGAGACGGTCGGCGCCATCGACCGGGTGGCGCTGGCCGAGGTCACTATGCGGCGGCTGGCGAATGTCACCGGCATCAGCACTTCGAAATGGTCTGCGGCGCGGGTAACCGCGGGCATGACTGCGACCTGGGCGGGAGAAACCACCACCTCCAGCGAGACCACCAATCCCAAGATCGCGGAAATCGAGATCACGCCCGGCAAGCAGCAGGTCGAACCGTATGCCACGAATGACCTCCTGGAAGACGCCACCATCGATATCGGGGCCTGGCTGGCCGAAGAGGCCGGTTTCGCCTTTGTCACCTCGGAAGGAGAGGCGTTCATTACCGGGAGCGGCATCAACAAACCGCGCGGCATCATGAGCTACACCATGATCGCCAATGCCTCGTATGCCTGGGGCAAGGTTGGGTATATTGCGAGCGGGACCTCCGGGGCGTTCAACTCCACCGATCCGGCGGACTGCCTCTTCAACCTCCAGCATGCGCTGAAACCGCGCTACCGGGTCAACGGAACGTTCCTGATGAACGACGCCACGCTCAATACGGTCCGCCAGTTCAAGGACGGTTTCGGCGGTTACCTTTGGCGCCCCGGCCTGACGCTCGGCGCGCCGGACACCCTTCTCGGGAAGCCGGTGGAAATCGACGATTACGTGGCGGATATCGAGAACAATTCCTATTCCATCGCGTTCGCAGATTTTAAGCGCGCCTACCAGATCGTGGACCGCCGGGGCGTTACGGTCCTCCGCGACCCGTACACCTCCAAGCCGTACACCAAGTTTTACACCACGCGGCGGGTGGGCGGCGGAATCGTGAATTTCGAGGCCATCAAGGTACTGAAGTTTGCGGCCTCCTGATAATCCTCCGGGGCGGGGAAACCCGCCCCGGCACACCATCACCGACAACGCGAGGTTTGCAATGTGGGCAAGGTAAAAGACGAGGTCATCAAAAAGGCGGGAGAGACAGCGCCGGCGCGAAAGCCGATGATTGTCCGAGCCCCGCTTAGCCGGGAAGATGTCGAGTTCGCTGAACGGTTCAACCGCTGTGTCAGAAGCGGACTGATCCGTTTTAAATAAACACGATTCGCATTCGTAAAAAACGAGGAAAAAATGCGCGATTTGCACAACAATATCGACCTGCGGGTAGCAATCGACCCGTACGATCACGCTACGGGAGACGCCGCGAAAACCACCGAGATTCTGGACCGCCATGGATACCAGTCGGTGGAACTGGCGCTCCAGTTCGGCTCCATCGCGGACACCGACGCGACGTTCACAGTGCTCCTGGAAGACGGCGACAATTCCGCGCTGAGCGATAACGACGCGGTGGCCGACGCCGACTTGCTGGGAACCGAGGTCCTGGCGACGCCGCTTTTCAGCGACGACAACAAGGTCCTCAAGTTGGGGTATACCGGCGACAAGCGTTATCTTCGGGCAACTATCACACCGGCGAACAACACCGGGGCGCTGCTCATGTCCGGATTGTGGATTCTGGGCAATCCCGACAACGCCCCCACGGTGAATCCGCCCGCGAACTAACAGCACTCATCCCTGCCCCCTCTCTTCCGCATGCTGACGCGGAAAAGAGGGGGTTCGAAAAGGAAAACGGGAGGTAATGGCATGAACATTCTCCGAAATAGATATATCGCCTTCTGCGCCGCGCTTTTGTTTTTTATCGGCGCAGGCTGGCTGTTTGCCGCGCAGATGGGCAAAATCCAGATGACGCAGACCGGCATGAACGTCCAGAGCGGGGCGACTATCGCGGTCAAGTCCGGCGGAATCACCGATCACGAAAGCGGATCGTATTTCAAACTGGCCGGGACGGCGGTCACGAGTTCCGCAGCGGAACTGAATCTCCTGGACACTTCGACGGCCGGAACGGCGGTGGCGAGCAAGGCGCTGGTGGCGGGGTCTCAAAAAAACCTCGACTCGCTCATGGTGGAGGTTTTCGGGCTGAATAAATTCCGGCTGCGGCCCAATTACCGGAGCGACGACGCCGACTCGGCGCTGGTGGCAAGCCTGGCGAGCGGAGTCCCGACGCTGTCTTTTTTCGGGACGGACGGAGACACCTGGTCGATTTCCCCGAATACGAGTGACGCGGTCGTATTCGCCGGGGTCGGCGGGGGTTTTCTTTTTGACGGAAGCACCGCGGTCACAACCGCCGAATTGAACCGTCTGAACGCTGTGACGCCCGGAACGACCGCGTCGAGCAAGGCGCTGGTGGCGGGAAGCTCCGGAGAGCTGAACGCGCTGACGATTACGGCGCCGACGCTGGGAACCCGGCTTTTGACGCAGACGAAAGTGCGAGACCAGCCGGTTGGGGGCATGCTGACGGTGACTGTTACGGGCCTTGACGCCGACGATCTGATATTCGGGCAGTTGGCCGCGATGGATGCCGCCGCCGATTCCGCAATTTATATCCGGAAAATTGTGCCGGGGACCGGGAGCGCGGTTGTGTATTTCACGGCAACGCCAAGCGACTCATCCACTGTCTGTCTTTTGTCGCTCCAGGATTGATAACCGAAGAGAGGGGAAACAGCATGAAATATCTGCGCGTATTGATTGCCCTGGCCGGTATCGCGCTCCTGGTCGGCATTATGACGGCCGGGGCGACGGTCCGTTGGAGGCAGGACCCCGGGGTTTCGGCTTACGGGCTGTCTACCGACACCAAGCCCACAACGGACCAGGGCGGGCGGGCGCTCCCCGCGGGCACAATTTTTACCGAGACAGACACCGGAAAACAGTGGATATACACCGGGGCGGCCTGGACGCTGAAGAGCACGGGCGCGGCAAGCGATACGCTTACCATCCGGGCGCCCGGGTACGGTCCGGCGATAGCGACGGCGGGATACAGCGAGGCGACGTTCGGGGTGAAGGTCACCAACGCCAATACTTCGGCCACGTTCCGGTTTTTGGGGAAAATGACCGGGCTGGACTGGGCCAGCCTGGACGCTGAAAACGATTCGACCGTGGTCACGGGAAACAGCACGGTATACCGCTCGTTTTCGTTTCCCGCGGGGCTGGACAGCATCAAGACTCAATTCCTGAGCGAGGCGGGCGGAACGGACGCCACCCCGACGCTGAAAACGAAACTCTCCAACCCGGCGAAATAAATGCGGAAACTGCTGATTATAGTTTGGATGCTGCTGGCGGCAAGCCCGGCGTTTGGAACTATGCGATATTTGAGGGCCGGACAAACGACTGCCGACAGCACTGGCGCGAGTTGGGCGAACGCTTACAATTCTGCGATAAAAGCGGAATCGGTACTTCAGCGCGGCGATACGCTTTGGGTTGCGGAGGGTGATTATAGTGTTGTAACGTGGAATGTCGCCGTCAGCGGGGTAACGCCGATTACGATACTCAAGGCGACCGTTTCAGCACATGGCACGGAAACCGGTTGGGATAATGGGTACGGCGACGGACAGGCAATATTTACCAGTGCGGGGCTGAGTACATGGAGCGTAAACACTGGCTATTGGATATTCGATGGACAGGGAACAAATACCGTCGCGGATACCACCGGGCAGGGAATTAAAGTGGTATCGACCAACGCGGCAAACAATCAGAATACGATTGCCATGCCGTATGGCACAGCCGCGCCGGGATGTACGTTCAAGCATGTTGAGGTTCAGGGGGCAGGGTACAACTTGGGCGTTAACCCGATGGGAACGACCGGGCTGAATAGTAATGGTAACTGCGATTCCTTAACTATCCAGTACTGTTACTTCCATGATGCGAACGCATGCTTAATATACCTCGTTGATGATCCTGTGGGTGCGACTATTGAGCACACGTTCCTGCGTAATTGTGGTTCTGGACACCCACTTGCACACTCTCAAATGGTAACAATGGAAGGTTCAGTAGCAGACCATAATTTCGTGTTCCGTTATAACACGCTGCTGAATATGATAGCGGTAGGTGGAACTGCCTATATTGGTATCGGGCCGAACAATCCGAATCCTTCAAGTGGCGGGTATGATATTTACGGGAACATATTCAATGGTGGGGATAATGTAGCAGAGGGGCCAAACCGGGTTATCAGTTCTGATACCGGAGACGATGTTTCCAATGTCAACATATACAATAATACCATCGTAAATATGAACGGTGCGAACTCCGGGATTAATATTGATGGTGTTGCCAATGTTGAAGCAAAAAATAACCTCTGGTATAACAACACCAATCCTCCGGCATTCACAGGAGTAACCGTACACGATAAAAACGCCGCGGACACCGACCTGGGGGAATTGAATGACCAGTTATTGACGGCTGACCCGTTCACGGATTTGGACGGGTGGGACTTTACCCTATCAGCGGAAACTGATCCCGGAGAGGATCAGCCAAGTCCATTCAATCTCGACCGCCTTGGGATAAATCGCGGCGACGGCGACATTTGGGACAGGGGCGCATACGACCTCAACAGTGGGACCGCTCCAGCGGTGACGGACGTGTATTATAACCCGGCTGCGGCAGATACGACTGGCGACGGAACGCATGTTGACCCGTTTAAACTGTGGCAATCGGTGCGGGCGGTCCTCGATACCAACACCGTGGTACATATTGAGGGCGACTTTAACGAGCCTTTGATAATTGATAAACTGGGCGTGACAGTGCAACCGCTGGCCGGTGTAGTGCCGGTCGGAAATGGGCGAAGAGCATTTACCGGGTTCGCGGCTCTTGGCGGAACAGGAGACACGGTAACGGATTCGGTGTCAGTTTCGAATGATTCGAATTTTGCGCCGCCATCAAACTGGACATTCGCCGCGGCTGATACATTGGTTCATTTTGGTGATGAATACGGGGAAATGGTAGGGTTGTTTACTTTCAACCTTAACCTTGAAAATTTCGCCACACTTACCTCGGCAAAGCTGCGAATAATCGAGGGTTATACTTCAAACGGCACGATAAACATTTCATTCGCTGTTCCCGACTCATCGGCGGCAGTTCACCCAACAACTCACGCCGGGGCGCTGGCGGTCTATAATTCCGTGGCGGAGCGGGATTCTGTACGGTGGGATGCAACATATGCCTATGGGCAGTTCGACCGCGGCATGACGTTTTTGTCTCCGGAACTAGAGGGATTGTTTAACGATGTAACCGGGTTTGATGGTACTGGAACCTACCATCTGGTAGCGCGGAGGGCCACCGGTTCTGACTATCGCTACATGGCGGCATCCCTGGAAAACGAGAACCTCAGGGAAGCGATGCTGTATTACACCTATACACAAACCGGGGGAGATACCGGAGTTTACGGGCGGGCGCTGGATACGCCCATCACCAAGCTCTGGCTCAATAATACTTTGCTGACTCGATTGACGGACGGCGCTATTCCGGACACTGACGGCGAGTGGGCGCGAAATGCGGCGAAAGATTCGGCCTATGTCAAGCTGGCAAACGCGGAGCAGGCAGACTCCCTCTTTGCTGATGCATACGGGCCAATGATTCTGGTGACAGCGGACAGCGTGACGGTGGCCGGGCTTATTATCCGGCACTCGAACACCTCGGCGGTGCGCGTGACCGGGAACGATGGGCTGATTGCAAACTGCCTGTTTGATTCGTCAAGCGTCGGCGGCTCGGCGGTCGGGAACGGAAGCCAGTGGGCAAATAATATTTTCCGGGCAATCGCGGACACGGCGCTGGCTGTATACGGAACGAGCGTAACGAACACCACCAATGCCTATGTAACCGGGAGCGACACGGATGGGCTGACAACGCCGCTGACGCTGGCAAGCTACGACCCGGCAGACCCCGGGCAGGCAGTAAACGGTGTCGGTACTGATGTGGGGTTCGGGAATGATATCGGGCCGGTGAGTGTGGCGGATGCGGAAACGCCTGCTGATGAAATAAAGCGCCCGTGGACATTGATTGATATACAGATACAAAACCAGATCAGTAATGAGATAAGGAGCTGGTAATGCTCTTTAAAATATACAGCGATTCCGCGGCGGAGCCGGTCACCCTGGCCGAGGTTAAGGAACAACTCCGGCTGGACTCATCGAGCGTGGCCAATAACCTGGCTCCGGCGCAGAGCATCGCCCCGGGAAGCCATGTTATTGCCGCGGCGTATAGTCTTAAGGGGTCCGGGGTTTCGGTGGCCGGATACGGGGCGCTGGTGCTGCTGGAGGCCGGAACGAACGGCAGCGGCGGAACAATTGACGCGAAAATCCAGGAGGCCGACACCGATACCGATTTGGCGTATACCGACTGGGCGGGGGGAGCGTTCGCGCAGGTCACCACGGCGAACGATAACGCAACGCACGAAAAGGCGTATACCGGGACAAAACCGTATATCCGGGTGGTGGCGACGGTCGCGGTCGCGGCCTGTGAATTCGGGGTCTCGGTCATCCTCCAGGGGCAGGACCGGAGCGACGATGCATATCTGACGGCGCTGATTGCCGGGGCGCGAAAACACATCGAGGACCTCTGCGGGCCGCTCGTTACGCAGACGTGGGACGCGCATCTGGATGCATGGCCGGGTTTGGGTGTGATAACCATCGAAAAGCCGCGGCTGCTGACGGTGACGGGCATCACCTATACCGATTCGGAGGCGGTGGCGCACACGTTTGCGGCCTCGAATTACCGGGTTGACACGATACCGCATTACGGCCGGATTGTGCTGACGGCGGACGCCGACTGGCCGGGCGATGTAAGCGAATATTACGAGATCAACCCGATAGCAGTGCGGTTTACCTGCGGATTCGGGGCGGCGGCGAGCAATGTTCCGGACATGATCCGGCTGGCAGTCCGGCTGCTGGTGCAGGAAATGTACGAAAACCGGGACAAGCCCAATATGGATGTTGTCCTGCCGCTGATCGCGAACTGGAGAGAGTGGGGATGGTGAGGGGAAAATCTGAAATCTGAAATAGGAAATCTGAAATAAAACGGGAAATGAATAAATGAATAAGATGCATTCCGGGATGCTGAACTGCCGGGGAACGATACAATATAAAGCGGTGAGCCGGGACGCTTACGGCGGAGAAACCGTGGTATGGAGCGATGAGGCTGCGGTGTGGATGAGCATCGAGGGGCTTTCCGGGCGGGAGTATTTTGCGGCGCAGCAGTTGGGCGGAGAGATTACCCATAAAATACGGATGCGGTTCCGGCGCGGGATGCAACCGGGAAAGCGTATTCTGCACAACGGGCGGGTGCTGGATGTGCTGAGTGTAATCAATGTCGGCGAGCGAAACAGGGAACTGGAAATCATGGCGAAAGAGGAAGTATGATGGCGCGAAGCGTGCGGAGCATCGGGGCGAGCGGGCAGGCGGAATTACACCGGACGTTTCAGCGGCTGGGGAATGTGGTGAACAATCCGGAGGTCGAGCGGATGTTTGTGGAAGAGGCGCAGGTTTTTGGGGGAATTGTCGAGACCAATGCGCCGTTGGGGCCGACCGGAAACCTTAAATCGGGCGTGGTGGAAAAACCGTTTCAGCACAAAATAAAAGACAAACCGGCGGCGTTTGTGGCGATTGATTACCGTGTCGCGCCTCACGCGCACCTGGTGGAGTTCGGGACGGTGCATTCCGCGCCGCACCCGTTCTGGCGTCCGGCGCTGCGGGGATTCACGGCGGCGTTTTATCGGCGCATCGGGGAAAAAATAGGCCGGTATATCGAGCGGCAGGGGAGAATATAGATGAGCGCGGGCGGAGCGGCATACAGCATCCTGACGGCGCACGCGGGAACCGCGGCGCTGGTGCAAAAACGGGTTTATCCGGTGGCGATTCCCCAGGGGGAGAAGCTGCCCGCGGTGGTATTTGCCCAAATTGACATCAAACCGACCCATGCGGGCGGCGCGGACGGAACGCTGGAGGGCGCACACCTCCAGGTAACGCCCTGGGCGGAGAGTTACGCCGGGGCTCATGCGCTGGCCATTCAGATTCGCGCGGCGCTCAAGGATTACAAAGGGACGGCGGACGAAACGGCGATACAGCGGATATTTATTAAAAAAGAGCGAGATACTTATGACCCGGAAACAAAGAGTTTCGGGGTGGTCCAGGAATACATGGTCTGGCATACCTGACGGGGGACGCCATGGGGTTCAATGTTTCGGCAAGCGGTAAGGTTTATTACGACGGGTACGATCTCTCCGGAGATCACAACGAGATACGGCTGCGGGTCTCGGTGGAACCGAGGCCGCTGAAGCCGGGCGGAAGCCCGGGGATTGTGCGTCTGGCGGGTTTGAAGGATTTTGAACTGAGCCATGTCGGGTATTTTAACCCGTCCGCGGGGCAGGTGGAGCCGGTTGCCTGGGACAAGCTGGCGGTTTCTGGGCTGGCGGCAACAATTTGCCCGCTGACCGGGGCGCACGGCGAGCGGTGTTTCTTCGGCAGCGGCATCGATATGAGCTACGAGCAGGGCGCGCCGGTGGGCGATGTGATGACCATCACGGGCGCAATGAAGGCAAGCGGAATCGAGTGTATCGGCGGAAGCGTCCTGAAAGCAAAGGCGGCGGTTACCGAGACCGGAACCGGCACGGTCCTGCAAATGGGCGCGGTTGCCAGCGGGAAAAAAGTCTGGGCGGCGGTGCATTGTTTTGCCACCACGGGGAGCGGAGACCGGAGCTGCATTATCAAGCTCCAGAGCGATTCCACGAGCAATTTTGACTCGCCCACAGACCAGATAACGTTCGCGGAATTTTCGACGACGGCGGGGGCGAAATTTGCAACGCCGGTGGCCGGGCCGATCACCGATACCTGGTGGCGGCTGGTCTGGACCGTGGTGGGAACCGGGAAGAGTTTCACGATATTTGGAGCGGCAGGAATTTTATAATAAAGGCACTGAGGCACTAAGGCACTGAGGGCCTGAGTAAAAAATAAAGACATAAAACGAAGGGAGAAAGAGTATGGCATTCAAAGTTTTGACCGACCCGTATGTAATGATCAACTTGGTTGATCTGTCGGATTGTGTGAGCGAGGTGCGGCTGAGCTATTCGGCGGAGGAAAAACCGATCCGCCCGGGCGGGAAGACCAGCCAGACCCGCCTCGCGGGAATCAAGGACTGGAAAGCGGACCTGATATTTTATCAGGATTTCGCCGCAACCAAGGTGGATGCAACCCTCTTCGGCATTGTGGGGACGCAGGTGGCGTGTATTTTCCGGGCGGACAGCGACACGGTTGGGGAAACAAATCCGGAATTTACCGGGAATGGGACGATATTCGAGTACTCGCCCATCGACGGGGCGGTCGGCGATGAAATGACGGCGCCGGTAAGCATCATGGGGAGCGACGGAGTGCTGCTGGATCGGGCGATAACGGCATAAACGAACGGGGGCGGCCGCATGCCGCCCTTAAAAAACGGGAGACATGGAAAAACATGAAACAGGATTCGAAAGACGATCTCACGCTCCGGGAGGAACTGCTGGCGGCGGACGACCTTGGGGGAGAGGAAATCACGGTTGAGCGCTGGGGCAAAAAGATTTGGGTGCGCGAATTGAACGGGGCGGAGCGCAACGAGCTTTTCGAAAAATCCATGGAGCGCGGAAAGATGGTGGGTGAAAAACTCTTTGTGAACGCGGTGATTCTCTGTGCCTGCGATCCGGAGACGAAAAAGCGGATATTTGCCTTTGAAGACGCGCCCGCGGTATCAAAAAAGAACGGGGTTTCCCTGGATGAAATCGCCACGGTGGCGTATCGCCTGAACGGTATCGGCGAATACGACGTGAAGGAAGCGGAAAAAAACTGAAATGGGGTCATCCCGAGCGAAGGTTTTATTTTTCGCTGGCGCGGGAATTGGGGATGACCGTGAAAGACATGCTGGAGCGGATGACCAGCCGGGAAATGTGTGAATGGCTGGCGTTTTCCCGCCTGGAAGCGGCGGAAATGAAAAACGCGCAGGCGCTGAAAAAACAGTCCAAAGGCCAGGGGCCGAAGAGGTAGGAACATGCCGAGCCAGGTGGGAGCGCTGTTTGTCAGTTTGGGGCTGGAATCGAAACAGTACCAGCGGGAATTGACCAAAGCCGACCGTGATGCCGACCGGGCAATACGCAACGTCCAGCGACGGTTTGACTCGCTGAATCTGAAGCGGGCGGCGGTTGCGGTGACGGCGTTCAGCGCGGCGGTGATTGCCGGAAGCCTTAAGCTGACCAAAATAGCGAGCGATGCGCAGGAAATTGGATCGAAATTCGACACGGTTTTCCGAGACCTGAAAGGGAGCGCTTCGGCCTGGGTGGCATCTACGGCAAAAGAGATGGGGCGCGCTCGGCAGGACCTCAAGATCTACATGGCGACTCTCCAGGATACGTTCGTTCCGTTGGGCTACGGGCGGACCGAGGCCATGAGAATGAGCCAGGCGGTGACACGTCTTTCCATCGATGTGGCGAGCTTTAACGACAAGGCCGACGATGAGGTCCTGCGGAACATGACCTCGGCGCTGGTGGGAAACCATGAGGCGGTCCGGAGTTATGGGATTGTGATTACCGAGGCGGCGCTGAAACAGGAGGCGCTGCGGCAGGGCATCACAAAAAGTTACGCCGATCTGAGCAACCTCGAAAAAGTACAGCTGCGGTACAACCTCATCATGCAGGGGACGGCGGACGCCCAGGGGGACGCGGTGCGGACCGGAGATTCACTGGCCAATCAATACAAGCGCGCCCAGGCGAATATGAAGAACATCGCCGAAACCGCCGGGAACGCCATCTTGCCCGCATACAACTCGATCCTCCTGAAAACAAACGCCTGGATCGAAGCCAACGAAACGCTCATCAGCCAGAAGGCCGGGGAATGGGCGGGCAAGCTCGGGAGCGCTATATCCGGTACGGCGCAGTATTTGATAACCAACAAGGACGCGATTATCGAGGGTATGAAGTGGATTGCTGGATTATATGTGGCTGGAAAGGTTACGATATTTGCCAATAATATAATAGGACTTACAGCGGCTTTAATCAATATGGGAACTGCGCTTAAAGCATTGGCCACAACCATAGCAGGTTCTGCGGCGCTTTCGTTATTGTTTAGCCCTACCGGGCTTGCGATTGCAGGAACTGCGGCGGTTGTGGGCGGTGGGGCCTATTTGGGTTACAAGGGTTATGAAGCGATAGGCGGCGATGAACGGTTTCAGGGGCAAAATATTCGCAAGTCAATGGAGCGCGCGACAAAAGGACACCCATTTACGTTGCAGGAAGCGCTGGCCGCAGGAAACAGAACCATCGATGTGAAAAAAATTCTGAATTTCGATCTTATAGGCAGCGCCATATCGCCGATACAACAAGACGCTTTTTATAATCAGACAATAACGGCCGCGAGCAGAAGAAAAACCAATACGCCATCGACCATAGTTTCCGGCGGTGGGAATACTGCTTTAAAAATGCAAAATGTTGGCTCGGAACTAAAAGACAAAGAATACATTTTTTATCAGGAACGGGAAAAACGTTGGGAAAAAGAACAAGAAGAGATTAAAAACAAGTTAAAGATAATGCGCGCCCAGAATGAGCAGGAACGGCTTGATCTCGAAGAGGAATTCAGGCTAAAAGATTTGACAAGCTATTTTGATACGCTTGAAAAACAACTACAGGCCGAGAAAGAAAAAACGGCCGCCATGATGTCCAACGCGGTTGCGTTTGGAAACCAGTGGGGTTCAATGCTAGTCGGGGTGGTTGAGCAGGCCGGAAATTCGTTCGACAATGTGGCGAGCCTTTTCGGGCAGATGCTGAAGAAGATGGCCATTCAAATGACGGCCAGCGGCATCATGAGCGGGCTGTTCAACCTGGCGACGGGCGGCGCGGGAGGATTCGCGGGCGGGCTGTTTGCAGGAGTCAAAAGCGTGCTGGGATTCCGGGCGGGGGGCGGGCCGGTGAGCGCGGGAATGCCCTATGTGGTTGGCGAGCGCGGGCC